AGTACTCGGAATGGGCGGACTGCTGCTGGCAGGCCGTCGGCACGTGGGGCGGCGCGACCCTGAAGCTGCAGGGCTCGAACGACGGCACGAACTGGTTCACCCTTTCCAACGCTGCCGGTGCTGCTGCCGCTTCCTTCACCGCCGATGGCGCCGCGACCACGATCGAGACCCCCCGATACATCCGGCCGAACCTCACCACGGTGGGCGTCGGTGCAACCGTGACGGTGACCCTGTACCGCCGTCGCCACACCCCGATGAGGACCTGATGAGCGATCTGATCGACCACGCCGGCAACCTGCGCAAGGTTGCACAAGTCTTCAAGTCAGTGTCCGAAGTGGCCGACATGCTCGAGGGCATCGGCTCGCTGGAGCAGGCAAAGGAAGAGGCGCAACGCGCGCTTGCCGCCGTGCAGCTGGAGCTATCCGACGCCAACGCCGACCTCGAGCGCGTGCGGGACAACACCGAGCATACGCGTGCCCAGGCCGCCAATGAGCTCGCCGCGGCGCAAAGCCAGGCCCAGCTGATCGCCGAGCAGGCGCAGGCTGCCGCCGAGGAGACCGCGGCCCAAGCGCGGGACAAGGCGCAGCAGATCATGGCCGATGCTGAGACTACCGCACATAACCAGCTGATCGAAGCGCAGGGCAAGGTCATCGCCGCGCAAAGCGAGCTCTCTGGGCTCAGGACCGATATCGAGCAGGCGAGGCAAGACCTCGCCGAAGTGCAAGCCGAGGCCGCGGTCGCGGAAGTCAAGCGCGCCGAGATCGCCGCCGCCATCGACGCGATCGTCAACAGGAAGTAAGCTATGCCGACCGCTTCATACGTCAAGATCAACGCCGGTATTGTCGATCTGCTCGAGCCGATCAACTCCGGTTCCGATACGTGGGCCATCGCGCTCGCAAGCTCGATCCCCGCCTCGGACACCTTCACGGCCGGCACGACCGACCTTGCCACGGGCGGCGGCTACACGCAGGGCGGCAACACCGCTGCGGTGTCGAGCCACGCGCAGACGAGCGGCACCTACAAGCTGGTGCTCAGTAGCCCTTCGACGTGGACGGCGAGCGGCGGAGGCTTCACGTTCCGCTACGCACTCTTGGTGAACTCGACGAACAACAAGGTCGTCGCGTACTGGGATTACGGCTCGTCGCAGGCGGTCGCTGCGGGCGAGACGGTGACGGTAACGCTGGACGGCACGAACGGCGTCTTCCAGGCGACCTGATGACGCAGGTTGAGATCTCGCGCGGAGCGCACACGCACTCCGGGCAGCTTGAGCGTTGGCTCGGTGCCGACGTGGTCGAGCGGCTCTCCAAAGCGCAGAAGGACTTCTACTGGCCGATCCCCATCTTCGGGGTGCCAGGGCCGGTGTTCGCGATGCCGGGTGGCGACTTCTGCGGCGAAATCAAGGGCGGCAAGTTCGGCAGTGCGTGGGACGCGGCGCACGACCGCATCCAGAAGATGAAGCGCGCAGAGCGCGCACGCGTGTCGCAGCACGCGGTGCTCAACTCCGACGTGCTGCGTCGGCGCACGGACCACCGCGCGCACGCGTTCGCGAGCCTGTCGGCAATCTACACGGCGGCAAGCACCGGCGGCAAGAAGTACACCTACAAGTGGCAGAAGACAGGCGTCGCCTCCAACGCCATCGGCAACGCCAATGACCTGTGGACGCGCGCTGGATTCCCCGGCGCTGGCGCTGCTGGCGGCGCGGCCCCCGGTGGCACGGCCTGGTCCTCGGCCTCGACCAACGCGATTCCCTACATCAACGGCGCATCAACCAACAGCAACCACCTGTATGGGGGCTGGATCACCTCGTCGGTGATCAACAACTCGCTGCTCATGTACGACAGGCTGTTCTCTGTCGCGAAGACGATGAACAGCACCGCGACCGAAGCGGTGACCGGCGTGCCGACGCGCTACCAGTCGACGACGTCGAGCGCACTCGACTATATCGGCGGCAACTTCATCACCATCGCCAACCCGACGACGGTGCTGGCGGCGACCGCGCACAACGTCACGCAGGCAGCGAGCGCGGTCTGGACGTACACGAACCAAGCGGGCACTGCAGCCCAGCAACTGAACAACATCGGCGGCACGATCCAGACGCTGGCCGGTGTCTCGGCCTGCGTGGTCGGGGGCATCGACCTGGCCGTAGGCAACTGGTTCATCCCGCTTGCTTCGGGCGACACCGGCATCAAGGTGCTCACGCAGATGCAACTCTCGGCAGCGGTTGCCACCGGCACGCTGGAAGCGGTGATCGGCCACCCGATTGGCTACTTCGCGGCACCGGTCGCCAACATCGCGTGGCCCAAGCCCCCGCTCGAAGCGAGCGACGCCCTGAACACGGCACTCGACAACGCGTGCATTTCGTTCCTCGAACTGCCGAAGCCTGCGACGACGGCGACCAACTACTCGGGCGAATTCACGATCCTCTCTGAGTAAGGGGCTGCGGCCATGCTGCTGCTGAACGGGCTGTGGCTTGGTCTCCCGGCTGTCTCGACGTACCGCGACTACCTCGCGGTAGCGCGCGAGGTCGACAGCGTCTTCCCGGTCACCAACGGCTACGCTGTGGTGACGGTGAACGGCAGCTACACGCTGACCGGGCAGACGGCGACGATCAGCAGGAACCGCGTTCTCACGCCGAGCAACGGCAGCTACACGCTGGCGGGGCAAAGCGTGACGATCGCGAGGAACCGCGTGCTCACGCCGAGCAACGGCACCTACGCGCTCACCGGGCAGAGCGTCACGATTGTCAGGAACCGCGTGCTCACGCCGAGCTTCGGTTCCTACACGTTGAGCGGCCAGTCGGTCACGATCTCCCGCAACCGCGTGCTCACCGCGAGCAACGGCAGCTACGCGCTCACCGGCCAGAACGCGACGATCACCTACGCGACGGTTACCGGCTACACGCTCACCGCGCTCACCGGCACCTACACGCTCACCGGCCAGAGCGCAACGATCACCAGGAACCGCGTGCTTACCGCGAGCAACGGCTCCTACGCCTACACCGGGCAGGACGCCACGATTACCAGGAACCGGTCCCTCACGGCGAGCAACGGCTCGTACGCGTTGAGCGGGCAGGACATCACATTCACGTACTCCGGCGGCGGTGCAACCCCGTCTGTGAACTACGTCATTCTCGCGCGCCGCATGGGCCGCAGATAGGGCACATGGCTGATACCGCTGACATCGAACTGCCGCCAGAGGTGCAGGATGCGCTCGGCGCGCACGACGAGCGTCGGCCGGATGTGCTCGCTGCGCTCGCCACGAAGATCATCGAGCGGCGCACCGAAGCGGTAGCGCACCGCAAGAGCTCTGGCATCGAGCAGGTCTGGCAGAAGGCCGAAGAGGCTTATCTCGGCATCGACGATGCGAACCGCGGCCAGTACATGGCGGCCCGCTGGATCAAGCCCACCACGATGACGGGCCCGGTCACGACGGCCTCCACCGGCGGTAAGCGCGAGCCCAACCGGCAGTCGACTGCGTTCGTGCGGCTCACCAGCCGTTACGTGGATGCAGGCGCCGCGAAGGTCTCCGAGATCCTGCTGCCGATCGGCGAGAAGGCTTTCAAGCTGAAGCCCACGCCGATGCCCGAGATCGTGAGCGCCCTCAACGACGCCACGCAGGTCACCGAAGATTTGAAAGATGGGCGCGGCCCGCAACCGCTGTACCGCGACCTGCAGCCCTACGAGAAGTCACCCCCCGGCGCCGCTCCCTCCTCTCCAGGTGGGGCTCCGGCCGCGCCAAACGCGGGCACCCCACCCGCGGCGCCGGCTCCTACACAGCAGGTCCCGCTCACGCTCGGGGACCTGGCGAAGGAGCAACTGGAGAAGCTGACCGAGCGCGCCAAGCGCGCCGAGCAGCGCATCTACGACTGGATGGTCGAGTCGCGTTTCCCCGCGGAGATGCGCAAGGTCATCTTCGACATGGCGCGCCTGGGCACTGGCATTCTCAAAGGGCCGTTCCCCGACCCGCGCACCAACCGCTCCGCGCAGAAGGTTGCCGGCGGCGTGAAGGTCACGATTGCCCCGACGCTCAAGCCTACCTACCGGTGGGTGCCGGTCTGGAATATGTACCCCGATCCCGCGTGCGGCGAGCACATCGGCGACGGGGACTACCTGTTCGAGTACGACCAGTACTCCAAGCGGCAGCTGCGCAAGTACAAGAACGACCCGACCTACATCGGGTCGGCGATCGACAAGCTGATTGACAAGGGCCCCAAGGGCAACGCGGACGAGGGCGCGCCGAAGCCCGACCGCACGCTCGATCGCCACCGCTACAACGTCTGGCACTTCTACGGCACGGTCACGCGCGAGGAGATGCTCGCCGCCGGAGCCATCAAGGAAGGCGAGGACAAGGACAAGGCTGAGTTCTACGCCATCATCACGATGGTCGACGATACGATCGTCAAGGCCGCGATCAACCCGCTCGACTCAGGGGAGTTCCCGTACCACAACGTCCCCTGGCAGCGGCGCGCCGACTTCTGGGCGGGCGTCGGTGTGGCCGAGCAGCTGGAGATGCCGCAGGCCGCGATCAACGCCGCCACGCGCGCGATGTTCAACAACGCCGGCAAAGCCGCCGGCTCGATCGTGGTGGCGAACCGCAGCGCGGTGGAGCCGGCCGACGGCAACTGGGTCCTCACCCCCGACAAGTTCTTTTACCTGAAGGACGAGAACGGGACGGACGACGTCCACAAAGCGTTCGCGTTCTTCCAGGTCCCGAACACGACGAACCAGCTGATGGCGATCGTCGAGTACTGCCTTCGCATGGCGGAGGAGTCGACGAACATACCGCTGGTCACGCAAGGCCAGAGCGGATCCACGACGCCGGAAACCTACGGCGCCACGCAGCTGCAGAACAACAACGCGAACCAGCTGCTGCGCAGCATCGGTTACGCGTTCGACGACTACATCACGGAACCCGTGGTGATCCAGTCCTACGAGATGCTGCTCCTCGACCCGGACGTACCGGAGGACGAGAAGGGTGACTGGGCGATCGAAGCGCACGGGTCGGTGTCCCTGGTCGAGCGTGCGATCGAGGACCAGACCGTTTCGCAGATGGGACAGTTCGCGCTGCAGCCCGCGTTCGGGGTGGACCCCAAGCGCTGGTTCGCGCAGTTCGCGAAGACCAAGCACCTCAACCCGGCGGACTTCCAGTACACCGCGGCAGAGCAGGCGGAGATCGATGCGCGCGGCGTTCCGCCCGCACCGGCTGTGCAGGTCGCGCAGATCCGCAGCGCGGACATCCAGCGTCAGATCGCCGCGGCTCAGACCCTCGAGCAGCTCAAAGGCGCGATGGCGAAGGCCCTGGCCGAGATGGGCGAGCAGACCAAGCTGTCCATCGCGGGCATGCGTCGCGACACCGATATGTACCGTGTCAAGGTCGACACCGACCGCGACACCGCGTACGTCGAGTCTCAGCGCGCCCGGGACGAGGCGAATGCCAACGCCCGGATGGAAGAGCTGAAGTTGAAGCGCGACCTCGCGCTGCTCGACTACCAGAGCAAGCACCAGCTCTCCACCGATCAACTGAAGGCGCGTCTTGCGGACACCGAGATGCGACTGCAGGTCGAGCGCGAGCTCACCGAGATGGAGCACGGTGTGGACCTCCACAAGCATCACAACCCGGTAGCGCAGCCGGCGGCCGAGCCGCCCGGTAAGGCG